CGGAATCGCGCCCTCACTATGTAGAAATGCATAGCAAGAACAGTGTGGGATCTGAAGATTTTGCACTTGGGCATATAATAACCACACCTATCTTAGCGAAACTTGGCTAAGACATGCGAAAGAAAGAAAATATTCCTAACTAATAGAAGAAACACAACACAAAACAGGAATAAATAAGAAGGAGTAAGGTGTTAGTGACCTATCCGTCCCAATCGTAATACGGTGAGAGATAGGTGGCAGTTGACGCAACAACGTTGGTAGTCACGACATTGGAAAAGGCTTGCTAGGGCCCTCCGCAATAGTTGAAAAAGCGGAAGTCGTCGCCAGCCATGACTTGCAGTTGAATGGTATACTGTGGACCACCGCCGACATTGTCAGCAGGAGCGACGCAAATCCATGGTAGATTGGCATCACTCTCGATGGAATATGATCCCGGAGTAGACACTGTGCCCTGGCTGTTTGGGACACTAGTGATCGAAGGAGTATAGTTCATGGGGTACATGAACACGGGATCAGTGGTGAACATGTAGGATGAAGATGGCATCTCAACAACACGCTCACGAGTTCGGTTGGTGTCCATAAAACATTGCATGAAGTCAGAAATGCCGGTAGTGTAGTTGCTAGGAGTGCCGCTGGCAGTCTGCACGTAAGAAAGGGTGGTGACAGGAAGATACCAGCCCTGAGGCGTGCGGGTAAGGCCAATACAAGCGTCAGACTCACCATCAGCAAGGAAGGTATTACGATAAAAGCCATAACCTCCTTGAGACAGCGTTCCTACGCGCTTTTGAAATGGGCAACGCGGAAAACTACGAATGACAAAGACAGAGTCGTAAGCTGTGGACGTAGACGAGATAGTGCTGACATGGCGCACAACAACACGAAGCGAGCCCTTCATGCCAGCGAAACACGACAAAGCATAAGACCAAGCAGGACTATTGCGAAGAAACGCAGGATGAATAGGCAAGATGACAGGATCATAGTTGCCAGTGCTATTGTCGGGAGACATGGTGTAAGAGCCAAGAAAAGTCGGAACAGAAAGAAGCTGCTTAAGGCTGAGAAGAAGCGCCATCTGATGAAGACGATGTCCAACGACAGGTGAACCAGAAGAAAGGTCCAAACAACCATCGGCTTGGGCATACATCGAACCAGCAGGCACAGGATTCAACAAAAGCATATCACTTGCAGAACGCTGGAGAACAGTGACAGTGACAGATCCAGAAGCAGCAACATTGGTGCAGACAGGTGACGACAAGTAAACACAGAAGGTGCCCATGCAATTGAGCTCAGACGCAGGAACGGTAGCGAAATCAGTGTTAACACGAAGACCGTTGGCATAAGGACTCTTGTAAGGCACTTTAAGAAACACTTGCTCACCAGATTCGCCAAGATCGATAATGGCGTGTGGAACAGAGCGAGGGTCAAGCTTGCCTGTCGTGATGTTACCAAGAGTAGGATCAGTTGGAAAAATGCCATAAAAGAAACAACAAATGAGCTGAGCCGAAGCAAAGGTGTTGGAGGAGAGCACAATCTTGTACTCAATATCTCCACGCCAGTATTGGGCAAAGGCAGCAACCTCATTAGGGCCAGTAGTCTTAGTCAACGGTGGAGCAGTCTGAGCAGAACTCGTATACAATGGAGCGCCAGGTGATATATACTGGAGTGAACCAGTCGTAGTGGCGGCGTTGACAACGAACTGTTCATTGAGTGTCCAACGAGACATCAGGTTGGAAACCAACATCTCGTCCGGGACTTGGCGCATTTCAACAAGCGCAGACTCAGTGACAGTTTCGAGATTGCGAGTATCACGAGAAAAGCGGAAAGCATCGATCATGCCTCGAAAAGAAAACTTTTGCCAATAGTCAGCAATGTTCAACTTGTTGGCCGTATAAGCGGGATCGTCAAAAGGCATGATCTGAGCAGAGACGTCATTAGACATGGCATCACCGGTGACATTAACAGGGAGAGTAGAATCGTTAATGCCCGAAATGTTGTAACTAGTGTTCTTGTCGCCAAAGATAGAAAAGAGCGACTGAGCAACACGATGAAACGAACGACGAAGAAAAGAGCGACGAGGAACAATCACTTCACATTCAACGGGTCTTGCCTCGGTTTGAGAGAGGTAAGACATCTTCTCGTTAACCTCGATGTTCTTCAACGAGATATAACATGTAAGACGACAGTCAGCGCACGCACCAGTAGCAGCAGTGAGCGAAGAAAAAGCAGCAACAATAACATGACCCCAGTTGGGAATGGTCGTGTAGTTGTAAGCAGTTATCCACTCAGCAAAATGGCTGTACTTGATGGTCATCTTGTAGGTTGCGCGCTTCGATGCGTTGATGAGACAATGATCAAGGGACACAAGAGAGTCAAGAGCAGAAACAGGCGAGTAAGCGACAGAAGACGGGACAGACCAGGGATACGAAGAGGGGACTTGACAGGGAGCAGGACGAGCAGCAGCGATCATGTGACCAGTATTCATCACATTGCCAACATTGGCCATTGTGACCTCGAGATCAAAACGAGCGTACTTATAAGTTGTAAAAAGACGCTTGATGTTGTTGTCGTTCACAACATTTGACCACGCAAGAGTGCCAACGAGAGCACCAGGCGCTTGAGTTGTGAACTGAAGTTGACCAGCGTACATCTTATTGCCGTAAGCAATATCAAGATCATTGAGCTTTCTGTTTGGTGCAGTGTCAACATTGGTATTGATAACAACAGGAACAGTAGCTTCAGCCTGGTTCGCATCAAGCTTGAACGTGTGAGAGTCAGTGGCAGCACCAACATTCACGTCGTTGGTGGCAGCAGATTCGGTAACAACGGTCTCACCGACATTAGCCGCCATCTCAACAGGCGTGGGAGGCACAGCAGCTGCGATGGCGGTATCATTGCCACCACTTGCCGCAAACTTTGAGTTGGTAAAAGTCTGCGACTTCACACGTGCAGGGCCTGCTTGGGCGTAAATCTGTGATGGACTCAGACAACGCCCAGAGTTATAGGCCCAAGTAAGGGTGCCAAGCCAAGCAGCGCAAGAAGCAATAATGATGGCAAAAGTGTAAGCAGCAGGAGTGGAACCAAGAGCAGACCAAATTTCAACAACAGTCATGTTGCCGAGAGAGCTCACAAGTGCCATCGCAGTAGTCGCATTGACATAAGGAGCAGCTCCAGCAGCAAAGCCGCCAGCGAGACCAGCGAGAATGTCACGAGCGATGCTAGCAGAGAGAGGAGCGGTAGTAGACACAAAACGACGCGGAAGAGAACAAACACAAATCCCAACAGCAGACAAAAAGAAAAAGAAAACAACGAAGGTAATGGACCTCAGCCCATATTGGATCGTAGTAAGCGACATGATTGATTAAAAAGAGAAGAGAAACAAGCCAGAGCAGAAAAGATTGTGGAAATAGCTATAGGAAGGCAAGACAAGTCCAGATTTGCTAAGAAACTCATGGAATCTAGCATAAACTTCGGGCCCATGAAAGTAGAGAAAGCGCAAAGCTGTATGCGCATTCTCGGCAAACTGTTCCTCCTCGGTGTGGTGCTTAGTAACACGCACATAGCGCAACATGCCACAGATAGAAGACATCTCAAGTCGTGGGAGATATCGACCATCTTCATAGTATGTAGTGCGCTTGCAAAAGGAGAGAGCAGTGACTTTATCATGGGCCGTCATGTCGACACCCTTGTCGACTGTAGTAACGACCATGCCAAAAGTATCGCGATAGAACAAAGCCTTAGTGATACGGTTAAAGATGGGCAAGAGATCGGGTCGAACCGAATTGATATCATCATCACCCATAAAGAAAGATCGGAAACAACCATCAACAAATGCAATGTCGCGAATAGTAAGAGGGGCGGCGACGGAAAACCAAACGCCCTTCATGTACATATTGGCAAGAATGTTGAGAAGAAGAGTAAGCCAAAAGCCAGAAAACATTCCACGCCAAGATTGGACGAGGTGGGAACGAAGAAAAGTGACGCCAAAAATCATAGAACGAACAAGCTTCAAGCGGATGACACGATGTTCAGGAGTCCAGTCAGGATCATTGGCTCGATACCAATCCTCAATATGTGAGGCACAGTCAAACATGACAAACGCTGGAAGCAACTTGTCCCAGAACTTACAATCAGAATCGAAGCCAAAAATGGAAACTTTCAAAAGCTGCTGAAACAACACGTTCCAGTCCTCCGATTCAAAGTCAACACCGGCACAGTGACCAATACGCTTCCAGTTAGCAAAGAAGTTCTTGACATAAGCACCGAAATATTGCTTGCAGAGGATAGTAAATTCAAAAGGCGGGACAGAAAGAAGACGAACAAGCTTGTTGGGCTTGAGCAGTTCATCCTTATAGGCCGTAACCCACAAGACCTCACAGTTGTCGGAGAGGTAAGAACGCTCAAAACGCTCAAAAGTATCATCAGCAAACTGAAAAGAATCGTCAACCCTTTTGATGAAATGGGTCTTATTCTTGCCGTGAATACAATGAGGATAGCCAGCAGAAGAATGAAGATTCATATTGGTGAGAGAGTCATCATTAATAGCCTGAAGCGGAGACAAAACAGAAGCGGGCGAATCAGGAACAACAGCACGGATGTACGAAAGTGAAAAGTCACGATGCTGTTGAGCACATGGAGCGACATAGTCGCCACCATAGCCCATAAAGCCAGTAACGAGAGGATCGAACTCATAACGACGCATCGAAGGAGTCTTCTGGGAGTATTCAGTCAAAATAGGCTCGTCACAAAATGGGGTGGGAACGAGCTTAGTACGAGAAGACACGAAAGGAGCCTCAGCAGCGGTAACGTCACCAAGATAGGTAAGGTGATGAGCCGCACACTGTGTAAAACAAGTAGTATCGACAGAGGAAGTAGAGACAGGAAGCTGCATGTCCGGAAGGCTAGAAACAAAGTCAGAAAACATCTCACGAGTAACTATAACAGCACCACAGTTGGTCTTGGTGGCATCGCCATAAATGTGAACTCCAAGAACCTTTGCATTCACATATTTGTTACAGTGGAAAACAGGCGCTCCACACCAACCAGTCTGTGAGGGAACTCTGTAGCGCATGCCACAAAAAGCCTGTTGAACGATCTGAGTCTGCTCGGAATTGTAGTAGGCAATGGTCTCGGTATTAGCCTCAGCCATAGAAGAAGCCGTAGTAGGCGTCAAGACACCTCCAGCAACTTCACCAGCCACAATGACAACGTGCTGGTCACGCACGAGATACTCAAGATCACGCTCACGAACAAAGTGCTTAGCCATAGATGGGATGACAGCGCAAGACATGCCAGCGTCAAAAACGACAACATCAGCAATGGTACCATCACGAGCAAGAGGGTGAAGCTTGGAACGCTCAAAACGAAGAGCATGCGGCACAACAGCAGCATTGACACCATTGCTACGGTAGACAAGGAGAGTGAGTTCACATTCGGAGTCCAGAAAGTAACGGCCTTGAATACGAAACATATGCCGAGGTAAAAGATACTTGCCCTCGCCAAGATGAACGGCATTGGCAAAAATTTCTACACGCTTGGAATTGGAATGAGCATCAAAGTCAGAGTAGGTGAGACGGAGAATAGCAAAACAGCTCTTATACTTAGCCACAAGATCAACAGGAGGCAGCATGTCACCACTCTGAGCAACGCGAGCAGGCATAGAAGCAATGTTGCGCGGAACGCAAGCATTAACTTCATTCTCCTTCATAGCCTCAACAGGATGTGCTTGCACGCGCTTCTGAACACGACGCGCAAGTCTTTCATCACGA